TACCACCCAAAATCTGACTTAGCGCACCAAGACCAGCCAATGGCGCACCAGTTTGCCCCATGTATTGCTGCTTAGCCAAATCAAGCAACTGCTGCTGCATTTTGCGCTGGAATTGCGCTTGCTCGCCAACTGCAGCTTGCGTTGCCTGACCCATCCCAAACGCCTGACCGCCAAGCCCAGCTAAACCGCCCGCCGCTGCCTGCTGTATACCTGCGCCTGTCAATGCTGCTTGCTGATTTGCCAATGATGTCTGTTGCTGCAAGTTAGCTTGCTGAAGCGCACGCTGCTGCTCTTGGCCAATGTCATACTGGGCCGCGCCAAGGGCTTGCTGGTACGCCTTTTCTCTCTGCTGCGCTGCAAAGTCGCCCGCCATACGTCCGTATTCTCCAGCCGCTACGCCCTCCGCTACACCATGACGAGAACCGCCAAATGCCTTTGCAGCAGTGGCTTGAGCGCCTAGCTGGTTCATGCCCTGCTGCTGTTGGCGCATAATGTCTTGCTGCCCACGCTCAATAACGTTTTGAGTGTAGGGCGACATATACTGTTGCATGTTTGCCGTAGCTAACGACCCAACTGGGCCAATCTGAGTGGCTTGCGCCGTTGGAGCTTGGAAGTTTGCAAGGCCGCCGTAAGTCTGCCCTGCTTGCTGCATGGCCTGAGATGCACCTTGAAACGCATTTTGTACTGGTTGATTGCCTGATGCACCCATGTCTTAATCTCCAAATATAGCCCTACTAATCGGGCCTCTTTCTCTTCCTGAGCTATAAGTATCCCCAGACGCGCCTGCGCCGCCGCCGTCAAACATGTCCTTGACAGAAGTGAAGCCGCCAAACAATCGTCCAGAACTCGAACCGCTACTTGATGGTGTTGGGGCAAAAAATGGCCCATCATCGCCGCCGCCACCTGAAACTGGCGAAACCCCAAGCGGACCAGTTGCTACCTCTGGCACAACTGGTGGCGCAATCGCTGCGCCTGTGATCGGATCAAAGCGACCAAGCCCAGCTAGATATGCATACTGATCTGGACGTTGTTCCTGTAGTCGCTGCAAGGCAGACATGTAAGCAGGGTAAGAACTATAACCAGAAACACCGCCTGCAGACGTAACCTCTGCATCACCCATCGTAAGCGGGGCTGGACCCTCTAAGCCAAATGCGGAGGCCATCGCACCTACATTGCGATTTAGCGCACGCTCTGTTTCGCTAATCTCAGCAATCTCTGGCCCCATATAAGGCACATAGCCCAAATCTTGGATTTGTTGGGCGCGCTCTAACGCTTTCTTTCCAGCTTCCTCAATGTAGGCTGGGATTTTGGTTTCTTGAGTGCTTTTGCTACCCATATTAAAACTCCAAGTGCATTGTTATGGAGTGAGGCTTCCAGCCCAGTTTCTCCAAAGGTTTCTGCCATCCAAAACGACCGTCAAATGAAGCAAATGAACAGCCTTGCAATTTTGCCCATTCTTTCACATTTTCAGTCATTTGTAAAATTTCATCCAATTCACCACCTGCAAGAAACACATGCAAGGCTTTTGTGTTAGGATATACCACGATTTCTGTAATTATGCACCCACGCTCTGCAGGCCATAACTGCATCTTTCCAGAGCGTATGCCTTCGCATACTTCATCCCACGTATTGTGACCGCCAGAGCGCTCTAAAGCAGCCTCTATCCAAGGCTTGCATTTAAATAATACATCTATGGGCGTGTATGCATTCATCCATGCAACCTCGTAATTGCAATCGTTGAAGCAGGCGCGGCAGGCGCAAAAGCTGTTGCAGTTGTGGCATCCAAAAACCCGCTTGTGCTGTCTACTGCCCACATAGCCTCTAAATAATCATTAGCACTTACATCAAAAATCGCAGAGCGTGACACAACTAAAACAGAGCCGTTTTGGTGCAGCGCGTTTTTCATTGTTGATCCCGTGACATCTACCCCGTTGATACGAGGCCAAAACCAGAAGTTCGCTGTGCTGCTAGACGTTGATGCAATTTGCGCCGAAAAGCTAATCATGTATTGACCAGCTTCCTCAAAAACAAGGCGACTTGCAGGCGTTCCATTTGTTACGCCTTCAGCAATGCTAGAGGTGTACGTTAAAGCATACGCTGTGTTTGTGGATGCCGCTGTCTGGTCTGTCGTGACTGCGCCAGCGTATTGACCATCCTCTAAGACGATCTGCACAAACGCGCCATTCTTGGACACAACGGGATAACCGTTTTCGTCATCCCACAAGATAACGCCGTTCTCCGATGGATTGTCGTCTGCTGTCTTAAAGCCCAACTTTGCCAGATTAGATCGCAAGTATTGAGTAAGCAGCCGCCCCCACTGCCGCAGGTCAGAGCCAATAGGTGGGAGAACGGGGATAGGCATTAACGACGACCCCCAGCTTTTGCATCAATCCGCATAGTTCCAACACGCCAATCTGCATAAGGACTATCACCCTCCACACGCATTCTAACTTGGCGACCAGCAAAGCGAACAGACGTTGGACTGCTTGGATTAAAAGGCCCATGCGTATATTCAGTGTCGTTGGGGTAGAAGCGGCTCTTGAAGGTTACGTCTACGTCACCCTGCGTTTTTTCGTCTGGAATTAAGTCAGTGACTTGCATGATTTGATCGCCGTTGCCAATACTAACCGCGCTTGTTTCTGCAAAAACATCCTGCTGTGCGCTTGATGTCTCGTAGGACAAGCCAACCTCATGGTCATACATGGAGCCATCAGCATCAAACAACATTGGATATTCAAACACCCCGCGCTCAACGCCTGTTGTTCTAGAAAGTTCACCAATCAACCAATGATTTTCTTTATAGTCTAACGCGACATATCTATCCACTTCGGTGGAGTTTTCAGACGGGTAGAACCACCAGATTTCACTGAACTGACCATTTGTCCAAGCCCAAACCTTACTTCTCTGTGATGTATTCATGTCACCAAATACATAATCATGCACTTCGCACGGTATTTCGGAAACTACGTTACCATCAAACCGATAGAAGCCACCTTTGCCCATCCAAAAAGTACCCATATCAACATCCGCCGCAGCCTTACGCGCTATAATACCGCAAGCAGTGCCAACGCGCTCAAAGCCATAAACGTATGGTGGCCCAACGTAACGTGCGATGTGAGCATCTACATCAGTGATGATAAGCGTTTGACCGCGTGTACGAATTGCTGTTTCTATTTTTCCAGATGTTTGTAGCTCAATATCACCAGCTTCATTTGTCGCTGCCGCTGTCCACGTTGTATTATCTTCTCTGTCGCACCACTGAACCTTGCGGGGATTGCCGCCTGCACCTAAAGCAAAGATAAAGCGTTCCTCTGTAACAATTAGACCGCTGTTAGATGTTGGCGCGTTAGATATTGCTGCTGCATCTGCCGACGATCCTAACTGCCACTCTAACAAGCGGCCATCCGCTGTTGAACATGCAACAAGATATTCACCCCAGTTATCAATTGACCATGTTGTTGCCTCAACAATATTTCCTGTATCTGGGCGTGGAGTGCCATAAGTGCCATCGCCGTAAAAACCGTATCCATACCCAATATTTACCGCAGCACTCTCTGAGCCAGATGTTAAGTCAGTAGGCGTAATATCATAAGCCGTGCCACTAGAAAGTACCGCAAACAACTCATTATATGAGCCTGCCGCTACATAGCGCGTACCGTTATTGCTTTCCCAAGTGTGTGAACCTCTCGGTGAATTGGTGGTAATGCTTGCGATGTTTTCATTTACACGCCACCCCTTAACAGGGCGTAATGACCCGTCACGCCAGCGAACAAGCGACCCATCCCGCCAACGACCAGCGGCGTCTAGCTCTGTTCCGTTGCGGTAGAAGCCTGCGGGGATTTTTAGAGGTATGAGAGCCATTATGATACCGTATGCGTTCCAGAGGATGTAAAGTCGTAATCTGTTCCGTTATATGTTAGGCGAACAAAGCCATCAGAGCCAGCATAGCCGTTACCTGTGCTTACATAACCAGAGCCGCCCGTTCCGCCAGTACCAATTGTAACAGTAATAACCGTGCCTGATGCAACAGACGATAGTGTTCCCGTTGAGTACCCAGCCTGTGTACCGCCGTTTCCAGTTGGACTAATGCTGTCTTCCCCATCACCGCCAGCACCGCCACCGCCAGCACCACCATATTCAGTGTCATCGCCGCCACCAAGGTTAAATCCACCGTCACCGCCTGCGCCACGCTCTACGCCGCCAACTGTGACACCAATACCGCCATCACGTTGTGTTTTATCTCCACTGGTATCTGTAACGCGGGTGCCGCCTCCGCCTCCACCGCCGCCTGAAGCGGTAACTGTTGTGAAACCAGAGCCAGAAATACTGGTGCTTGTGCCATCTGTGCCGCTTCCTGATGCTGACGTGTTACCAGCACCGCCACCACCGCCGCCAGCGCCGACGACATGGTATGTGATGTCAACTGCCGCACTCGCGCCATACCACTCATTAAACGACATTTCTACACCGCTAGACTTATCAATAAGACCACGAATATCGCTGTCATTTATAGATGCCTGAGTTTGGCTGCTACCCCCAGCCTCGCCGTGTATGTCGTTTAAGGATATTGCACCTGATGATTGTAGAGCCATTACGCTGATCCATATGCAGTCACGTTATCTTCAACAATCAGTGCACCTGCGGATGACAGGCTGAACACATTGGTTGATCCGTACTTAAATTTGAGGCTAGTGCCAGAAACGTAAATTGTCCACGACCCTAAAGTTAATCCTGTCGCCGCTGTCGCGGTTAAACCGCCAATAATATCAATATTACCCGTTCCTGTAATATTGTTTGAATTTAAGTCCAAATCACCGCCTAGCTGCGGTGTTGCATCGCCAGAAACTTCTGAAAGGCCACCAGCTTGCCCCTGAATGTAGGTATTCAAGGTGTCCACAGTCACTTGTTTCATTTCGCCAGCGTCATTTAAAATAACGGCATCTGTGCCTTCTACCGTAACGGAAGATGCTGAAGTGTCACCATCTAAGATATTGACTTCATCTGTCGTAACGGTTGCTTCATCAAGGATGTTTAGCTCTGCCGCAGATGCCGTAACAGCCGTTGTGCTAATTTGCCATGAACCTTCAGTTAGGTTGGGCGTAATCGCGTTCGTACCGTCAGCGTTGCTATTTATCTCTAGGACAATATCATCCAACGCCGTGTTAATCGTTGTACCCCAGCTATCCTCAGAACCGCCAACGGTTGGTTTTGTAATACTTATCGCCATCTAAGTCTCCTATGCGGCATTTGTCCAAACTTTAACACTTTCAGAAGCCTCTGTCCAACTGACGCTTGATGAAGTTTGTTCAGACCAAGTGTTTGAGTTTTCTTCTTGCTCATCCCAATTAGGTATTCGGCTAGAAGTGGCATTACCTGTATAATATTCTGAATATAAATCAGGGTTCGCCTCCATATACGGAAGCATATAGTTTTCTATGTAATCTATTGATGCTTGCTTGGTAAGCGCAGAGCCAATAGCGTATCTTTGAATTTCCAAAGCATCAGCGGCAAACACATAACCCTCACTTGCGGTACGGACAGCCCCCAAAGATCGGCCCCCAACTATCGTATTTGCGAATAAATCTTCCTCTGGTTGATAGCCTACAGAGGCCAGCAAAATTGCCAATCTTATATTGAAGTCAATGGGGGAAACAGGATTTTCAACAAGGGGGAATGGCTGAGGGGATGCCTCTAGCCAATCCTCAACAACAAGCTCCTGAAAGTCCCAAGTAAACCTTGCATTGAGCGTAGGCTGTCCAGCAAAAATGGTATCAAGCGCAAGCTGATAGTCTTGGAAGAACGGGATCGGGTCAAGAACAGGAGTACCCGCGTACAAATCCTGTGGCGCAAAGTTGCTAATGACCGCAACACTAAGCGTATCAAGAACAGGATCGCCGCTAAATATATCTTGCGGTGCAAAGCTCTCATCTTCAAAGACAGGCGCAGTGTCTAAAACTGGAACACCAGCAGTGATGTCCTGTGGCGCAAAGTTGTTAATGACAGCGACAGTTGCAGTATCAAGGACAGGTACGCCAGCCGTTATGTCTGACGCAATAACTGCGACATTCTTTACACCACTATCCGCAAGTGGTGCGGAGGCTAATGGTGTAAAGCCAAGCATTTACTTAGCTTTTCCAGTAAGTGCGCCCAGACGTAATCACGCTATTAATGCGCGTCAT